ATTGCTTCTTCGACAGATTCTTTTTTTGCCATCTTGGTAGCAGTGGCATACATGACCTGCTCGCCACGATCACCATAACGCTCGTCAAAGTCACCTTTGACCTTCTTCATACCTTTAGCATACTTCTCACGCTTCTTGATCTCGCTGGGAGATAGTGTACGTTCAGCAAGCATCTCAGCACGTTCGTTAAGCCATGTCTCAAGAACTTGACTTACAAGCATTGCTTCCATGAACTGTGGATTACGCTCTGCTTGATGTGCTAAGCTACTGCTCTTGATTCTATGAATCTTGTACTGTACTTTCTGTAGGGTAGCATGAGCATCTAAACCGCTCATTTCTCTTAGGTTAAGACGCCATTTATAAACACCCTCGAGTTGAGTATTTAAATCTTGGCTGGAAAGCTTTTTGCCGAATTCGTTAACGAACATGATCGATTCCTCGTTTAGTGTATTTATTGAAATCCAGCAGATTTTTCTAATTCTGATATTTGATAATAGATATTATCCATGTCACTTAGCGTACGGCTAAGTCTACTTTCAAATAATTCTGGCTTATTTTGCTTGGAAATATTAGCCTCAAACAAGTTTTTATCATGCTTTAAAATCATAAGTGTTGAATCAAGATGATTCACAATCTTATTTGCGTTATATTTCTGCTTGATAATCAATGCTGCTGACAGTATAGCTAATCTTTGACTGTGAAGTTGATTAATGTCGATACCTTTGATATCAGTGATAACCCATGTATTTTGACGTTGCTGTACACGCAAGTTATTCACACGATAGCCTTTAGCAGTCTCGGTAATAACTACCGAGCCTGGATTTTGTACCTTTTCTTTTACGAAAGTTTCAATCTTGTTCAGTGCGTTGTTTGATGTCATGTGTACATTATAGCAGCACTGCTGGCACAAGTCAATTAGGAAGTTTCATTACATAAAGTGCTAAGCCAATAAGTGTAGTTAACAAAGAGCCAATGATAGTAAACCCAATGCCTAATAATTTCTTATAGGCTTGATTTTCTTTCTCTACTAACATGTCTTTGATTTGTTTTACCATGACTTCTAAATTGCCAAGGCGTTCTTCCATTCTTTCCATATTACCCTTCATGGAGTCGTATCTCTGTGCACACAACTCAACGTGAGCTTCTAAACTTTCTTTTTCAATATCAGTTGGAGTAGTGAAAGTTGCGCTACCGGTCATTATCTAATTCCTATAGATTATTTATAAAATTTAGTTTTTATAAGCAAAGTATATGTTACACAGATCGCCTTGTGTAGACAGACATTTAGGAGGAATAATGATATTGTTATGATCAATCATTGGAATTATGTTGGCATCATCTAATAATAAGCCAATTGGATCATTATTAGTAGCGTACAACATTAGCTTTTCAGCAGTGAAGGTAAAGATCCATACATCAACTAAACCTAAATTCGTATATTTCTTTCCGAACTTATAGTTCTTTATATTGTCTTGTACTACTTTAGGGAAATCGATTATGATAGGCTGTGTTCTAAGACTTAGAGTTTGAACCACAGTATTCCAGTTTCTTATCATTGATCTGTTACCACGGTCTGGAATATCGAACAGTGTATAACACGTAATGGTTGGTTCTTGAATCACAGAATACTTATTACACAGAATTTCAGTCAAAAAGAAAGGGCAGTAACGCCCTTTCAAGTTATATTAATTTAAATTAATTAAGCAGCCCAAGTACCGTCACCAGCTAATGTGGTGTATACAGTAGTCTGGCTCTGATATGTTGTAGCAGTACCACCCAACTCACTTGTTAGAGCATCTGCTAAAGCACCATACTGCCCATCAGTAGTAGCACCAGCACCGTCATTGAAAGTAGCATAATCGACGATTGCTGAGAAATAGTCAGAACCGCTGTGACGAGCACCAAGCCAAATAATTGAAGCAACCTGCTCTAATGCCTTAACAGCCTTAGTATAGCCGCCTTCAGTGATAGTTAGGTCACCAGCAACTGAGTCAGCAGTGAACTTGTCAGTATAATTAACAGTGACTAAAGCGCCCTTTAGACCATAGAAAGCACCTGCCTGTGCTGTTCCGTTTACTCTTGAAATAGAAGCCATTTTATTTTCTCCAAATTTTGCGTATCTACGCTGTAATTATTTATACATCCACTCAAGAAGAAAGGGCATTACTGCCCCTTCCTAAACACAAAATCTGTGTTACTACTGTATTATGAGTATGCGAGCTTGAAACCAACATTAGTAACAAGTGTAGCACCAGCGTCAAATAGTGGGCTGCTGTTGCCATAACCGCCAGCACCATTGCCACCAGTACGGATGATATCACGTACATTAGTTGCTGTGAATGTTGGGGGAGCTTCAAGCATGATGCTGATGTTACCAGTTGAGTTATTCTCAATCTGATAAGCAAGGATAGTTGCGTTAGCACTAAGAGCACGTAGGATACCTGCTACTGCGTCATTAGGACCAAGCTCAGCACTTACGTCCTTAGCACCTGCTGTACCAGCTACCTTAATGCCATAGCATGTTGGCTGCTTGCCAATAAAGCTAACAAATGTTCCCATTCCGCCTGGTGTTACGTTTCCGTTCACACGATAAAATTCTGCCATTTTATTTCTCCAAATATCTGCGTTATACGCTGTTAATATTTATACAGGCAGTGGAAAATTATGCCCCACCAGCTCTTACAGTCACACCACTTTTTAATAGATCTTGTAGCAGCTTCTTCTTCTCTTCTGGACTTAAAGTATCAGCCATCTTTAATGCAGCGTCGATATCTATATCTTTTGCTTTAGTCTTAGACTTAGCTTTAGTGGGCAATGTGCTGGTAGCATCGGTATCAGCAGGTGCTGCTGTAGTAGCCGGTGCTGGCTTAGTTCCTGGTCTACCTCGAGCATCAACTTTTCCAGTATAAACATACCCACTCATTCCAGGAACAGGATCACCTGCTTTAGGTGCTGCTGGTGTAGTAGTAGATGCTGGTGTTGTTGATGTAGTCACTGATGGCGGCGGGGCGGATCTTGGGGCGGCTGGCGATGCTGCTCTTTGGGCTTTCTTATCAGCATTACGTTTAGCTTGAGTAGTTAACTGACTTTGAGTTTTTACTGCTGGATTAGCGGGATTTGGTTTAACAGGAACAACATTCCATTTCTTAGTAGTTGGATTATATTTTGTCCATCTCTGTTTCGTAAACTTATATTGATCGCCATTTTTTGAATTTAACTTTAAACCTTCTTGTGGAACAAATGATCCTTGGGGTGCTGGGACTGGCACAGGGGCTACGGCTGGCGCTTCTCCAGGTAAAGCAGTTGGAGGGAAAGCTTTTTGTGAGAACTTTGTTATAATTTCTTTTGTATTTTCAGGATTAATAATATCAGGTATTGTAAGATTACCTGTTTGTCCAGCTTTAATTTCTTTATCTAAAAACTTTAATAGTTCACCATAATATGCTTTGGGATCATTATGTAAAGCAGCTCTATTAGACATAGATCTTTCTTTACTATCCCATTTTTTAGTTACAATGTTCACATTTCTTTTTAAACGATCGGTATAATTAGAATTGCGACGATCTACTGCTTGATTTTGTTTGAATCCTTGAATTCCACCAGATTGTACTGCTTGCCCTAAATTTTTCGCAGTGTTTCTTATGTAGTCCCAAGGTCCCTCATTAATAATCTCATTGGTCTTCATCTTTAATTCTCCTGAGGCCCCTGATAAACTTATTAGCATCTTTACCACGTATGCTATTGATTAATCTACGTTCCAACTCATCAGCATCTTCAGACTCATATGTTTCTTTAATCATCTGTATTAGGTTAATAGCACTGTTGATGATATGGTTAGCACGGCTTTCAATCACAAGATTCTTATCATGACTTGGCACCATCGTGCTAATCTCATCCAATATGCTACGAGTCGTTTTACGCAAAAATTATCCCCAAGTTATTTATTGTATAGTCGTGTCAAAACAAAGATTAATTTGTTGTCTTAATATTAGCCAACATCTGTTTTAACTTGCTACTGTTAACATCAGCAGTGATTTTAGGACTTGCTTGTGGCTCTGCTGGTCTCACAGTATTTTGCTGTTTGATCTGACTCATAATACTGCTGGGACGTTTAGTTGTGCCTTCATCTTCTTCCGGAGCATCTCTAATACGCAGCGTATCAATATCAAACTCTAACTCCACCTTCTGACCTACACCACTACTGCTACGAGTTTTCATTAGCTGTAATTGATATCTGCCATGCTCACGCATTGCTCTGCTGGTAAAGATACCAAACAAGTTATCTGCTGTATTGATCTTACTGATACCACCAGAGATATGGCTATGATCAAACTCAATTTCTTCAACAGCACTACGATTCAACTGACTTGCTGTTACTAACAACATCTGTAGTTCTTTAGCAAGGTTACGAACCTCTTCTGCTACATACTTGTCCTTAACGAATAGATCACTGGGGCTTACCTTAGCACTGACTGGCATCAGCAGATCCATATAATCCAGCATTACAAAGTCCAGCTTTTTACCAGACTTGATCTGTAGTTCTTTGAGATAAGCACGGATATCATTTACGTTGCTCTGTGCTGGCATATACTTGATCTGTAGCTCGCCAGCTTTCTTACCAATCATGCGGATCTTCATCTCAACATTATCGATCTCTTTGAAGATCTCCTTGCTGCTGACATTTGCCAACATACTATCAATACGCATACTGGTTAGTTCTTCACTAAGTTCCAGTGTGATATAAACACCATTCAACCCCATGAGGATCCAGTTAACAGCGATGTTCTGCATGAACAGCGATTTACCACTGCCAGATCCACCAGCAAAGATATTAAGCTCGCCTCTGTTCATACCACCAAAAAGCTTACGATCTAAGTTATTCCACCCGGTGCTTACTTGTCCATTGTTATCTTTAATACGCATAAGTCTTGCTCGGGGATCAGCAAAGTAGTCTGTGCCCATGTCCTTTGTGAGACTGATCTGTACTGCATCTTTGATCAGCTTCTCAACTGGATCATATTCGCCTTTCTCTAACAAGTCTGCTGCTTTAAGGATGGCACGTTCAAGTTCTTTCTGTTTAGTAAAGCCTTCAAACTCATCAAGGAACCAATTATAATGATCTTGATTAAGTCCAGGCGCTGGCTGTAGATCTGTCTTACATACAGCATTGATTTGTTCAAAAGTGGGCATTGTATTGTGATTCTTACAATGCTCACTGATGAATCCTGCTGCTGTACGCAAGCTTCTATCAAAGTTTTCGACGTTATAGATATTCTGCACACGAACATAGCTCTGGGGATCTTGAAGCATCATCTCCAGAAATAACTTCTGTATACCGGGTTCATAGTTGACTGTCATGCTGTTATTATACACTTATCTAAATGTGTTTGTCATTAACTATCGTTATAATAAGTATCTCCATGCCCTGTATTATCGAACCAGCGTTAGATCCAAAAAACATTCCCATATTTCAACTTGATTGGGAAATAACTTTGAAATGTAACTTGGATTGTAGTTACTGTGACAAGTGGGGACATGATAATTCTACTGCTCATCCAGAATTAGAAGAATGTGTGAATACAATTGATTTTATGTTTAGGTACGTTGATCTTTACATGCAACAAAAAGCTAAATGGACTCGTAGTGTAGTTTTAAATGTTTATGGCGGCGAAAGTTTATTTCATCCTAATATTGTTAAAATATTTGATCTCATCAAGAAGGAATATAATAAGGATTATGCTGATCAATGGCCATTGAGTGTTAACATAACAACTAACTTGGTAGTTGGGCCTAATGTTCTATCTAAGGTTATTCCATTCATTGATAGATGGGCAGTGAGTTACCATACTGAAGCTAACGATAAACAGAAAAAGCAAATGAAGGATAATTTGCTTTTGCTTAAATCAAAAGGGTTAGATGTAAAAGTTACAGTATTAATGAACCCAAAACATTTTGATGATGCTATATCAATGATCAATTTCTGTGAGGAAAATAAAATAGCATACTTGCCCAGGCAATTAGATCAATTAGAAGGATGTGAAATATTCAATTATGATCACAAACAGATCGAATGGTTCAATAATTTTTATAAAACTAAAACCTATAATACAGAAAATTTTCAGATAGAACCTGCTGAAAATAAAGATTTAAGTCGAGTTGGCAGAGGATGCTGCGGGGGGAAACAATTCTGTATCGATAATAATCGTAAACAGAGACAATTTTATATCCCTAATAAATTAACAGGATATAGTTGTAGTGTAAATTGGTTCTTCCTATACATTAAGCAGTATACTGGCAACATATATAACAATAAAGATTGTCGCATGAGATTTGACGGAACAGTTGGGCCAATTGGAAATCTTAAAGATTCAACAAAATTAATAGAACAACTCAAAGATCAAATTGATTCAAAATCCTTGCCTATAATCAAATGTGCCAAAGAAACTTGTTACTGTGGATTATGTGCCCCAAAAGCTGAAACTAACCGAGCATTTAGAGATATGATGCCAAAATATCTATTAGGAAATCCATTTACGGCTCCGTAACTGAATCTTCAGATTGCTTGTCTCTACACTGTTTAAAATAGTCTTCATAGTAAACAACTGCCCGTAACGCTGTACAGCATCAGACGCATCCTTAATGTCCTTCTCCCACTCTGGAAAAGCAACATTCCACCCATATTCCATAGCTGCTCTAACTAATTCCATACCAGCTCGGTCTCTGTCAGGCACAACAATAACTTCACGATTCAAACTATCGACGATAATAGCTTGTGATTCATTACACTCGTTAGTTAGAATGGCAAGACCATCAACTGCAATAGCATCAAATGCTCCTTCGACTACCAAACAGAACTTGGCATCCTGCTGTTGGTTGTCATAGTTGAATACAAAGTGAGGAGGATGCTCGGTATAATACTTGCGCTTGTTTGGAACAATACTTCTGCCACTGTATCCCATAGGCTCTCCTAACCAAGTAAATGGGATCAGTACACGATTATACATTGCTGTGGTCTTATCGTTATGCCATTTAAAATAATCCAATTTGTTACCAAGACCACGGCTATCTAAATAAGCAATCATTGCTTCTACTTGTGCCATATCTTCCACTGTGGCATCAGCATTAACAAACCAATCTATTAGATCAAGTCCAGGACAAGCTTCCTTACATTCAAACTTTGGAAGTTCTTTGATGACTTCCTTTTTAATATCTAAACTTGTATCAAGTTGACCCAGTGCGAACAAGCTAAGACGTCGGATCTCATCTTCGCTTACACCCATCCAAGACAGTAGCTTACGCATCTTAAGAGTGATGCGACGACCAGGTTGCCACCCAGCAGTAAAGCCACAGTTAAAGCAATGATAGCTGGCTCCACCTTCATGAGTAGGCAGCATACCTCCTCTGCCACGTTGATCAGGACTCTGACCATTATGATGACAGCATACAGCATTGCCAGAAATCCATCCACTGGAAGTATGTTTGGTTTTACGACCAAACGTCCATGCTGATACGATTTCCTGCTGGATAAACATACTGTATTATAACAGATTAATTATGGTCTGTAAAGTATCTTGTTCAGTGTGCCATGTTGTGTTTGGATCTTAAATCTAACTAATCCAAACTTACCATCAAAGTTCTGAGAATAACAGCCAGTATTGCCACCAAAGTAAATTTGAGTAATCTCAAACCAATCATCTGGATAAGCAGTCATATTAGCACTCAAACTGCCTTCAATGTAAACGTATCCGGCAAAATCCGTTACATTGTATTGAACAGTCTGTTGTACATCACGTGCCTTAACACGATCAAACACACTCATCACATCGCTGTAAGCATATGTGCCATCACTATATCCATTGAAGTTAGGATTGTTATTATAGAATGGTCCTAACTTGGGCTCTAAGCTGGGTTGGAATACTGGATATACACCATCATTGACTCTTGCTTGACCTTGTGCGTTATAGTTGTCATCAGCATAGACGATATTGTATTCGCCTTCTCCGCTGATTAACTGTACACTGTAGTTGTAGATACCAGCGGGTAGTTCATCTACATCCATACGGTCTAATGTGACATAAGCAGATCCACGCTTGTCAGTGACAGGTACCACTCTGCGTGTGAAGATTAGTTCACGGGTAGCACTATCGACGAGATTAAAGATGATGCTTGTGTCTAATAGAGATTGAAGTTTCTGGTCTTGGTTCTTGACTAACAATTTTATCTTATTGTCAATACCCTTGAATATCTGTAAAGGCTTTGCGTACACCAGTTGGTTCTCCCTATTAGGCAAAGGATCCAAATTTATTATCAGGTCGAGTGTTTGGTTATATAAATATCCTGAAATGATTTGCACTTTAAACCCCGTGTTAGAATATTTATGTCATTAAGTTTGGAACAATTGTTAGAAAATTATCCCTTCCTCAGCTTCATCAAGTACACTCATAGCGACTATGTTGGTGTTATACAAAATCATGACGGCGACATCGTTAGCATGTATGCCTTCAATAAGTTACGAACTGAAGATCACAAACGTAGATTTTTAGAACAAGCAGACCAATGGTGGTGGGAATCAAATAGATTAATTCCCATAAACATATTCCTTAAAGGAACTTGGAATGATTTTCGCTACAGTTTGGTCACATTAAATGTAAAGGATATAAAGGAACAACAAGGGCACGTTGTTTGTTTGTCTAACTTAGCAAATAAACGAACTAAAAGGCGTGTTGTACAATTAGTTAGACGCCTCGGTTAATAAATTCATATGAACCGCAACTAATTGAGCATATGCTACACTGTGGCTTTTCTTAAAACTATACGCATCTTCTGTTTTATCCCATATACTCTGACCTACTTCCCGCCAGCTCTTGCCAACAAGATGTCGTTTACCAGGACGGATAAGTGCTATAAACATTGCCATACGAGCAACTGAATTAACAGGTTCAGGCATCTTCTGTAACAGATCATAATGATTCCCAATATGAATTACATGTTCAACAAACTCTCTGTGTTCTAACATATCCCATATGGGCTCTTGTGCAATCAACTTGTTTAAATGTTCCTCATTTTTAACTTTACTGTAGACATTAACATTGAGCAAGTCTAACTTAATATAGCCAATCTCTTCAGCAGTAATATAATCAATATTAGCCAATCTTGTAAATGGATTCAACGGAATGGGATTTACATAGATGCCAGTATTGTGCTTTGACCATTC